TGATTGACAATAGTTTAAGTGTTTGTTGATTGTGTATGTTGTTTGTTTGCAGGGGGGGGGTGTGAAATTTGTGAATAAAAAAATACTTGACACGTATTGCTGTGTTAATTATATTGTAAATATGAAGATTAATACTAATAAACTAAAAACAGTTAATGAGCTAATGATGGGCTACGTAGCAGTTCTAATGGAATTAATTGACTATTCTACAAGCCTAATTATGCTTGATTGCTCACCGTTGACATTAATGGAGCTTCACGCCTATCTTGGCATTGAGCCCAAAAAGTTTCAAGAGTTTATTGAATATGCCGTAGAAGAGAACATCATTGGGATATACATGGGAAAGAACAAAGAGTTGATTTTTGGCAATCCATTATTTTTTGGCTCAATACTTGCCAAGCCAGTTCTCTTTGCAATGTTCAATGATGATTGTAATAACAAGGTGTTTATTAAGCCAAAATACACAAACAAAGACTACGATAAGGTGTTTAGGGGAAGATTGGATTTCCTGGAGGATAAAAGTGGCAAACATAAAAGAAATTGATTGGGACAAAATACGTTCTTACTACGTCACATCCCAATCATACCCAAGCTATGACGACATTGCCAAGAAGTTTGGCGTTTCAAAGACACTGATAATTAACGTAGCCAACGATAAGTCTCACCCAATTAATCAGGGTAAGACTTGGATTGACCAGAGAAATAGTTTCGCTAAGAAAAAGCAGAAAATGAGTGATACTGTTGCGGCAACCCTGCATAAAGGGATTGTTAAAAGCATTATTATGGAAATGGATGAGATCACCAAGAAGGCATTTATGTTGGTGTCAAATGACTTAGACGAAATGCTTGAAGAACAGAAAAGGTGTCAAGATGCTGGAGAGAAGTACAATGCTGGAAGGTATATTAAGATTTCAGATATAACTAAGTTGGCTGAAACAATGGTTAGGATTACAACACCGGAATCAAAAGACACAGATGGCAAGCTTGTGATTGAATTTAAGAACAAGAAGGCACAATCACTTGAGGATTTGTCTGATGATGAACTTGAACAACTCGAATACCAAGCAGAAACAGGATTGATTGTAGGTAATGAGTCAGATTGAAATAGGAAAAGATGCAATAGTTAAAGAGAAGCTTAGAAGAAAGAAGGAAAAGTCCGACTCTCTTCAGGTCGATTTTGCTCCAACAACAGAAAATGGCTTCTGGGAGTTCTGTAAATTCATTGCTCCAGATTTTTACAATGAAAAACGCCCACCATTGAAAAGACTTTGTAGGATTTTGCAGGATGTCACTCTTGGCAAATACAAAAAGGTTCTTATTTCAGTCTTTAGGCGTTTTGGAAAATCAAGAACCTGCTCAATGTGGATTGCGTGGCAACTTGGATATGATCCAGACTCTACATTTATGAGAAATTGCTACTCAGCACCACTTGCCATTGACCTAAGCAAGAAAACAATGGACATTCTGTTGAGTGAAAAGTATAGAGAGATATTCCCCAATGTTTCACTTGACCCAAAACAATCATCAAAACTGGCTTGGCAAGTTAAGAGTGCACCAATTACAAGTTATTTTGGCACTGGCATAGATGGTTCAATTATTGGCAAGGGTTGTAAGACTGCTGCGTTGCTTGACGACCCAATTAAAAACCCAGAAGAAGCACTTAATGAAGGATTCATTGAAAGACTTGAATTGTTTATTGAGGCTGTTCACAATACATGTATAGACCCAAGCTCTGATTGTGCGCAAATTATTATTTCCACAAGATGGACAGACAATGACCCAATTGGACAGAGACTTAATGACCCAACATGGGTTCAGTTCACATTTCCAGCACTTGATGAAAACGATAAGTCCATTTGTGAAGACATAATTTCCACCGAAGACTTACTTGCAATGAAGAAATCTTGGTATAACAAGGGATTTGGATGGATGTTTGAGGCAATGTATCAGTGTAATCCAATTACAGACCTTGTTTCCAAGTTTAGCGCGAGTGACCTTAAGTATTTCAAAATCAGTGACTTGCCCAAGGGGACTCCAACAGAGATTGTTGCATTTATTGACTACGCAAATAAGGGCTCGGATTTCTTGTCTATGCCAATTGCTTATTGCTGGGGACAAGATAGATACATTGTTGATGTATTATTCTCGGACCAAGATTCTGGAAAATTGAGACCAAGAGTAATTGAGAAGATACTTAAGCACAAACCAGAATTAGTTGTATGTGAATCCAATCACGGCGGGCAGGAGTTCTTTGAGAGAGTTGAAGATGAGGCTGGATCAAAGTTTGAGGAAATTGGAATTGAGTTTTTGTCACAATACACTACAACAAATAAGGAAATCAGAATACTTGTTAGGGTTGGAGAAATAAAAGAAACATGTTATTTCCTTGAAAGAGACAGTCAAAGTGATGAATATAGAAGGTTTTTTGACCAGCTAACTGCTTATGGCAAAATGAGAAAGCAACATGACGATGCACCAGACTCACTTGCAGGATTACTTGGTTGCCTAAGTGATGCTGGGGAGATTCAAATAGAATATTTTAGTTCAGATAAAAAAACACTTGACAATAATTTCACTATTGGTTCTAATGTCCCAATTGATAACCAAGAGGAAGAAGATTGTGATGTTTTTATTGCATAAGAGGAAAAATGACAGAAGACATTAAGATTGTTGGCGAGAAGGAAAACTTTGATATTGAGTCTGAGTTTTCTGGCGTAAGTCAAATCATTACACTGAGCAAGAGAATTGGCATCCCATCAAGTAATTACAAGACAGCAAATAGGAATACTGTGCTTGCTAATGGATGTGTGCCTCCGCCATACAATCCAAGAGACATTATTTCCTATAAGAAACTTGACTCAACATATCAAGCTTGCCTTGAAGTAAAGGCAAACACTATTGTTGGTCTTGGCTATGAAATTAGAAGTAATAAATTGACCAACAAGTCCCAATTAGTCAAGTTGCTTGAACAACCTAATGGTAATGTTGGGGAAACGTTTACGGCAATGATGAAGGCAATGTTTGTTGACCTTGATACATTTTACAATGGATACATTGAGTTTATCAGATATGGCAAAACAAGAGCATTGTATTATGTTCCGGCAAAAGATATCTATGTTAAGCCAAAACTTATCAATGGTAATGCTACAAGGGAAATAGATAAATACTACAGAATTGAGGGATGGGGTGTAACTGGTGAGTATTTACCATACCCTGCCGACGGGAAAACAAGGGATGGAGTCAGTTATCTTTTGCATTTTAAGAGAAATTCACAAGACAATATTTACTATGGCTCGCCAGATTACTCTCATCTACATGACCTAATCAAGCAGTCATATTTATCTGACCAATACAATATTAACTTTTTCTCTAATGGCGGGCAACCATCATGGGCAGTTCTCGTAACTGGTGGGAAACTTTCAAAGCGAGGACAAGAAGCAATCCAAGAGTATTTGAATAACGATTTGAAGGGAGTGGCAAATGCACACAAAATGTTGTTCTTGTCATTCCAGAGTGAAAAAGCTCAAGTTAAGTTAGTTCCTCTTTCAAAGTCTATTGATGAACAATTCATAACGCTGAACGAAAAGGTGAGATTCCAGATTACATTGAAATGCCATGTTATGCCAAAAATGGTTGGTATTTCTCAAGGTGGTAACTTTGGTGGTGGTTCTGCTGGCGTTGCCGATATGCAAATGTATATTGAAACAGTGGCAAGACCGGAACAACAGTATATTGAAGATGTTCTCAATCAGTTCTTTTCCTTGGAATTTGGCGTCAACCCAGAAATTGTCTTTAATTCTATGGATATATCAAACGAGAAAGACGATGCCATTATCGCCAACCTTTACTGGAATATGGTGGATGAGCATGGGAACCGGGTGCTTGATGTAAACGAGATTAGGACAAGATATCTACATCTAAAACCAATAGACTTGGTGCAAACAAGTGAAAATGAGGAAAAGCTTGATGATACCATGAGTGTTAATGCTCAAGGTAAACCACGCAGTTCAAGTGGAAACATGGATGCCGGTGAGCGTGGTGATATAAATAATTTGAATCCAGAAAAAAACAAGAGGTAAGTATGAAAGTGCTGAGAAAAGGTATTACAGAGCTTAAAGATGTAACCATTACTCATGTTTCGTATGTAAAGCGTGGAGCCAACAAGAAAACATTTCTGCTTGCAAAGTCTGAAGCTGGTGAACCAGATGTTGAATTTGATGTCAAGGTTCTGATGAAAGATGATGCAGAGAAAAGATTGCTCTATGGTGTTGTGTATGAACCTGGCGCAGTTGATGCTCATGGCGACACAATGAACGCAGAAGAAATTGAGAAAATGGCACATGAGTTTATGGCTCACTACCGTGCAATTGACAAAGAACATAATCTAATTGCTGGAGCAGGAAGCGTTGTTGAAAGCTACATTGTTCCCGCAGACTCCATCATTGGCAACACGACAGTTAAAGCTGGTTCGTGGATGCTTGTAACTAAGGCAAGTCAGGAAATTTGGGATGATTATTTGAATGGAGAAATTACTGGATACTCAATGTATGGTATTGCCAGACAATCCATTGCAAAAACGGAGCCCGAAACACCTGATGTTGGATGGGTACAAAAGATGATGGAAAAGGCTGGAATCATTAAGAGCTTTCAGGAAACACTTGATAGTGAAATTGAGAGAATCAAAACAAGTCCAATGTTTATTATGAGTATGGTGGAACAAGAGTTCTGGAAGAACATTGATTGGGGAACAGAAAGTAATGAACAACTTACTGCTCTTGCCGAGTCAATGGAAGGAGCTATTAGGTATATCAGGGAAATCATAGAAAAAGCCAATAATGATACTGAAGAAAGTGTTTCAAAGAATGATGATGGAACCGTAGAAGAAACTGCTGATGAATCTAAGTCCACTATTGATGAAAATATCGTTGTGGAAAAAACAGATGATGCAACATCAACTTCTGATGGCAATGATTTGCAACAGAAAGAACAAAATTTAGTTCTTGACCTCGAAAAGATTAAAGATGAAATCAATCAACTTAAGGAAGAGAATGAGAAGCTTATTAAGGAGAACAAGGAAATCGTTAAATCTCTTGAGGAAAAGAATGAAGAAATTGAGAAATTAATGGTGCGGTCAAATTTCCAGACTACAATTCAGGATAACCTTGCACCAACTGAACCGAAACCAAGACTATTTTAGGAGAATAAAAGATGAAAGATGTGAAAGTTAGTTATGAGGCCATTCAAGCGCTGGCTAAGTTTGTTCAAGATGTTAGTAATGGATTCAGCGAGCCAGAAGCCGTTGTTAAATCCGCTGACTATGTAAGTCCCTTTGCTGCATGGTTGCTTGCCAAGGCTGACCAGTCTATTTTTACCAAATCTGGCAAGCTGTTGTCCAAGAGTGAGGTTGATGAAATTACTCTTGACTTCACTATGGGTAGAACCCTTACTGAAGAGGAAGCCATTCAGACAATTAGATTCATTTATGACAAGAGCCCCTATTTGCAAATGTTTACTTCACGCTCTGTGGATAAACGTGTTGTGCCTATCAAGGGTCGTGTAATTACCAAGGAAAACCTGATTTCTAATGAGAAAAATGGTCAAGCTGTTACTAACGTAAACCGCCGCATTGTTCACAACTTTGGAATCAACCTGTTGCTTGAGCACTTCAATCTGCAAAAAGATATTGCTCTTCAGACAGTTATTGATAACATGCACAACCCCAACTTTGAGTCTGAGACAATGAATGATGTTGCCATTGCACTTGCTAACGACATTCTTTTGCTTGTGACAAATGGCTTGGAGCATACATCGTATTCTACCAGCCAAAATTTCTACGACCTTAATCGTGGATTTGTGCGTATTCTGCAACTTGCCGATGGGTCTAACACCAACACCTATGGCAATCTTAAGATTCATGGCTTTGCTGGCAAACACCTTACCCCCCAGAAGGTTGATGCTTCTGGTGCTGTTGGTTCCAACTATATTGGTTCCAACCTGATTGCTCTGATGAGAAAGATGTACAAAAGTATGCCTATGGAATACAGAAACAATCCCAATAATGTATGGATGATGTCTCGTGTTGATGCAGACTTGTACCTTGACTCTCGTTCTGATATGACAAGTCCTTCCAATACCACTCGTGAAACAATATTGACCACTGGTGCTACACCTCGTTTCATGGGATACAACATTGTGGTGTTGCCTGACCTGTACAGCATCAATGAAACTCATAAGTATCAGTCTTCTGTTCCTGGCGCAATCATTTTTGGTGATCCCAAGAACATCGAAGTAGCCGTGTCGAGCAAATCTATGGTAACAACCACTAACTTTGATTCTCGTGGCGATGAGGGTCCCGTTTACGAATATGACTTTCATGGCTACATGGATATCCAGGTTGCTCGCCCAGATAGCTTTGTTGTTGCGTTCAATGGCGCCAAAGTAAGTACTCCTTATTTAGTTACTGTTGATGGAGCCAAAACTGGTGTGGCTGGAAAAATTGATGAAGTAAGTGCCAATACATATAACAATGATGGTGAAGCCCTTTCTTGTGTTGCCTACTGCGATAACACTGGGGCTACAATTGTGAAGCACACGGCTACTCTTGCTGGTGCTGCTACATTGGCTGATGCAATTACTGCTGGTGGAACAATTGTTGAGCAGGGTGCCACCTTGACTCTTGCTGCTGACACCTACTTCAAGGCTTATCATCCCAATCTTACTGCATCTACTGAAATCGTGTTTGACCTAGCCACGTAAGAGATAAACAATGAATAACGAGATTGAAGTAACTGAAGTTGTTGAAGAATTGGTTGAAGAAAAGCCAAAGAAACAGCCAAAGCCAAAACCTGAAAAACAAGTTGAAGATGTATTGGTTGATGTACTATTCACAAAAATGTCTGCTGTTGATGGAAAACTTTACAAGATTCACGACACAGCAAAAGTACATCAATCTAAGCTTGACAAATTGCCAGCCAAAAGTTATTTGGTACGCAAGGTTAAATAGTTAATAGGAAGATTGCGCAATGAATATTCCGTCACACAGTACCCTGGTTAAGGACAAGATGCAACAATTGGCAAATGTCACAACACAGGCAGTAACAAGAATAACTGAGCAGATTTTGTCTAATGCGGCAAATGCTCTCAGAGATTCAATTGGTTCGTCTGGATATGAAGAATATCTTGATAAATTAAATGCTTACATGGTTGTTGTTGTGATTCCACCAGTTGATGGTGAAAGCGAGTCAACTGAATCATTAGTTTATGATGAATTTGACGCAAAGAACTATGGTGACTTAACTGATGATGAAAAATCATTGCGCAATCTTATTTATGCAGAAGCATATTTTGGGTTGTATTACCTATCTATTGCTCTTAGAAAACTTGTAAAGGGCAATGTTAACACATCAAGAGAAGGTGCGGCTGGACTTAGTGTTGCTGTGCCAAGCTTTGATGATTTAATTGGAAACATGGAACTGTATAGAGACCAAGCACTTATGTGTATTTCTTCTGCTCTTGGAAGTTCTGATGGATTCTTTGATGGACAAATGGTGGTTTTTGTTGTATGAGTTACAAAACTGGACTTGTTAAAAAGCACCAAGATATTCTTGAGAAGCTTGCATCGGAGACAGAGATGAGATGCTATGGCTCAGATAATGAGATGTATCAGGCTGGAGAGTTTCCTTGTTTGGGATTATTTATGGCTGAAACATCAATAAACTTGGAGTCACGCAGCTATGTTGAACTGGAATACTTATTTCTCTTTGGGGTATTTGATGAGTATGACAGAGACGACCCATTGAGTCAGAAGGCAATACAGTATAGCACCTATGAAACATTAGTTGATGTAATCGATAAAATGAAATTTGAAATTGCGTCTAACCCAGAAACAATGACGGGTCTTGCTTTTGGCAATGGATCATTTGTGTCTGGCTGGACAGTGTTTGTAAAATATAATGCATAATAAAATATAGGAGAATAAAAATGGCTCTTACTTATGGAAGTGAAGGAATTAAACAGAAGGACTATCAGGTATATATTGGTGAATATATTAGTACCGCTAAGACTGCTGCTGATGCATACATTGCAACACAAAATAAAACCACTGCTGCTGCTCTACAAACTGCACTAACTGAACTTGGTGAGCTCAGGGCAGACTCAATCTCTGTTACTGCCGAGAATGGTGATACTGTTGAAGGCAATAATATTGGTGAGATTGTATTGAATAAGGCTTGTGCAATGGTGGCTGAGTTGATTAATGCTACCCCAGCAAATATTAATGCACTTGCTGCACTTGATGGACGAGCTGTTGTTGTAATGATTAAGGAAAAAGATGCACGTAGCAATGTCAGAACAGTAATTGTAATCAATAATGTTGTTATGTCTTACAGCGAAAACATTACTGGTGGAGACATTCCTCGTGCGAGTATTTCACTGTCACGCAGTGTTGCCAATGTTGGTAATTTCAGGATTATTAACGATATAAACTACACTTAATTTAGGGAGGTAAGCAATGGCTCTCTCTTATGGAACCGAAGGAATGAAGCAAAAGAATTGGGTCTTATGGCTGTTTAAGTCATCAATGGCTGCAAATCAAGAATACCGAGATTTTGTTGACACTCATAATGTCCCTAACCTCCGTGACCTTCTTAACATTTATGCCACAGATGTTATCGGTCACATTGGTGAACTTAGAAATGACTCTGTGTCTCTAACGGCTGAAAATGGTGACACAGTTGAAGGTAATATCGTTGGCGAAATAACAATCAATAAGGTGTGTGCCTTGAATGCAGAGTTAATCAATGCAACTATTGAAAACTGTAATGAATTGGCTCAATATGATGGGCTACCAGTAATTGCCATGATGTTTGACCAAGAAAATGTTTACAGTGATTTTAAACCCTATGATGGTGCCACATGCATTATTGTTGAGGGTGCAACACTTAACTATAATGAAACGGTAATTGGTGGTGACATTGTTCGTGCAACAATTAGCCTTTCAAAGAATCCATCTCGTGTTGATGATTTCAGAAAGATATTTGAGGTGTTGGCATAATGGCATTAACATACGGAACTGAAGGAATTAAGCAAAAAGACTGGAAGGTTTGGTTGCTTGACGGTAATTATCGGTCTGACCCTCATGCTGGAATGCTTGTGGTAACGACGGCTGTTGATGATAAAAAATACCAACAGGCTTTTAATGAACTTGGAGTACTGCTTACCGCATCAGAGCATCTTGGTGAGTGTAGAAAAGACAGCATTTCATGGTCAACGGAAAATGGCGAAGTGATTGAAGGAAATGAAGCTGGAGAAATTGTTCTTGGCAAGAATTGTTCTTTTACTGTTGAACTAATCAATGCAACAGCGGGGAATATCAATGAATTAATGTCTAACTTTGATTGCTCAAGATTCTTTATCATTCTTGAGGAACTCAATGGAAGAACAAAGAACTGGGAAACTAATGAGGTTGCTCCAAATGATATTATTGAGTCAAATGATACACACGAAATCATTGTACTTGGTGCAGTTGGTGGCTCAAATATCTTCGTTAGTGAATCAATTACTGGTGGTGATATTCCAAGGGCAACAATAACAATGAATGATGTAGTTCCAAGTGTTGGTGATTTCAGATATAGATTTGAAATGCCCTATGACCTTAACGAATATGGTGACTAAATAGTAACAAATAGGTGTAAATTGTGGCTGGCTTGGGGAAACTCTGGTCAGCCATAATCATAATAAGTCGGGAGAAATTTTGAAGTACAAGACAGATTGTTTGACTGTGTCCAGAATATACAGAATAATGAAGAAGTATGGCATTAATGATATACCTTTGGATAGTTCAAATGGAATACTATCAAGTATGTTTCTAAATAATGCCAATGTTAACATATTGCATGAAATGATTGATATTATTTGCCCAGAAAACACTGAAACGCCAATAGCTGTTGTTGCTGAATATATGGAATTAATGGCTATGCTTGTTGATGAGTATGTGCAGGAAATTGATGCAAGAAAGAAATTTGTCATTGACAAGGGAATTTGGAAAGAAGATGAGAGGAATGATGATGAAAAACTATATCAAGTAGATCATTATCTTTCAATGTATATCTTGTTGTGTGACAATGGAATAGAGCCATCTGAATTAAATCTATTTGAGAGCTTAATTATACATGAAAGCATAATGGTTTCAAAAATAATTGAAGGCTGTCAATCAATGTTATCAATGCTATCTGACCAGAAATATGTTGGCTTTGTTAAGACAATGAAAGAATATATTAAGTATGCCAACTTTTTAGATTTTTCGCTTGACATATATAACGAAATTGAGAAAATGTACGAATCAAGCATGGAAAAGGCTGGAAGTAATAAATGAGAAAATTGACACTTGGCAAGAGTAACTACTCGATTCCAATTGAGAGTAAGCTTGTAAAAAGTTTTGACGCAAAGGGAATCAAGGCTGCCATTGAAAGGTATATGCAAGAAGATGTTATGTTTAACAGGAATGTTAAAAGGCATTTGATAAATAGACTAAAAGTGGCAACTGGAAGGCTTTGGGATTCAATCAATCTTGAGGCTGATGTGTCTGTGTCTAAGAAATCCGGTGTGTATAATGTTACAATTTCTGTATTTCTAACTGACAGTACAATGATTGATGCATTGCTTGATGGAAAAGATTTAGATAATCATGGGAAGCATGTAATACCAACGCTGTCTGAACTTGAAAAATACATAAGAGCAAAGCAAGACATCTTTTCAAAGAAGATAGAACAGAGGAAAAGGGCTGCGCTTAGACAAACAAGAAGAAACATTTTGAGCAATAATATTCCAAAGAGACAGAGTAGTGGACGTGTCAAATACATGCCAACAACAAGTGGGACAATTGAGTCAATAGCGGCTGAGATACAGGAATCAATGGAGCATAGGAAGTCAACAGGATTATCTCCAACAAGAGGCTCAAGAAGTATGCTAATTGGATACTGGGACATCAATCACGGCGATGGCAATGAGTTTATCAAACCAAGATATGCTACATCAACTGAAGCACCATTATACACTTTTTCCAGTGAAGATGGATTAATAAATCAAGAAATAAATCTAATGCTTGATAGATTTCATGAGAGAATCTTTGACCCAAGCGTTATTGACGGAGTTGAAAAGATGAAAGGTGATATTGGGATAGATGATATGCTTCAAATATCGTTCCCAACAATAATAATGGAAGAAAATGATGTCAAGGTATTGAATGAAATTCAGGCAAGGCTTGACAAATTGTATCGTGATGCTGTTAATCTTAAGGCAAAAAACATTAGTGGTTGGAACAAAGACCACCAAGGCGAAGCACACAAAAGGCTTATGGCGATTGGTGTTGAAAGACAGAAATATGAAAAGCTTATGCAAAAACTAATGACTGCCGAGGCTGGCTCAAGAATTAGGGAAGAGGTCTCAATTGAAGTTAATAAGTTCAGAAGCTACATTAAGGGATTTGCGATTAACATTAGGCGCAGAAGGGCAAGGAGATCAAGGGGTAAGAGATGAGTAAAAAATCGTCAAAGCAAACAACTACCTTTGAAATTGATATTAGGGGTATCAACAAGATTAAGGCTGCACAGAGTTTGCTAAAAGAGGGCTCTGCTGCATTCCAAAACGTTGCCGCATATATTGCCATGCTTCAAACCATGCAGGAAGAAATTAAGACATTGATTTCTGGTGGATACTTGGATAGCGCAAAAAAGTTCGCCGCTGAAATGAACAAGGCAATATTTGACTTAAATCAAACCATTGATAAATCAAGTGTTGTGTCTGCAAGTGGAGAAGGTTACTCTGGGGTCTCTGCATATAGACGGGGAGACCAGGGTAAAATCGCAAGACAAGCATCTGCATCTCTTCAAGAGTCAGATAGGATAATGGCTAACTTCAGTGGCGATAGACAATTAGCAAGGTTCAATGTTTCAAGAAAACTCATACCGGACCAAATAGCAGCACAGGAAAGGTATAATAATGAGGTTGAGAAAGGAACCGCTGCACTCACGAAGGATAGAGCTGAGTGGGATTCTCACGTAACATCCGTAAACAGAGCAAACAAAGAGTATGAAGAATACAACACACAATTAAAGCAAATAATTAAAGATGAGACTGTCCTGAATGACATCCAGGCAAGAAGGGAAATTCTAAAGAAAAGAGAACTTAGTTTTAGTTCTACTGGCAATGAAATCAAAGACATTGGGCTTAAAAAAGACCTCTTGAGAGAGCAAGCAAGGCTAATAAAGGAAGAAATGTCTTTTGCCCAAAAGTCAATCACAAGAAAAACAACAACACCAGAAGAAGCATTTGAAATACAAAAAGTTGTTGATACTTTAGCGCACAAGAAAAGAGCTATAGAAGAAAATATCAAGGCACTCAATATTGAGTCAATCAAACGGCAAGAAATTAACGCTCAAATAGCTAAGGATGAGCAAGAGCGCAAAAGGATTGAATTAGAAGAGAGAAAAATAACTGCCGAGATTGCAAAACAAGAGAAGTATCGTTTAGAGATAAACCAGCTAATGAAGAACAGCATTAGCTTAAAAGACATTGATGGTGTTGAGTTTGCAAACAAAACAGAGAGATTGAAGGCTGAGGAGAAGATACTTGGTAATGTTCTGGCTTTAAGAAAAAGAGAAAGGGAAGAAGCTGGCAAAAACATCAAGGGAACACTTGAAGAAGTTGAGGCTGGGAGAGAGAAATACAGAATAGCACTTGAAGCTGAAGCTACTGCTCAAAGAGAATTGTCCGTAAAAACATTACAAAGAAAAGAAGAGGAAAAGGCAAGTTCTGAAAGGCAAAGGGCAAACAAGCAAATAATTAGTTCTCTCATTAAGGAAAAAGCCGCAAGAGATAAAATTAATGCTTCATCGGTAAAAACTGATAAAGTCAATAAGTCCATGCTTCAATCACTCAAGGATTCCGTAAAGCAATTCTTCTCCGTTGAAAAGGCGATAGCACGTATTTCGTTTGTATTGACGGCAAAGTTTTCATACGACCTAATGAACTTCTTTACTCGTCTACCAAGGCAAGCATTCAATATTTGGAAAGAATTTCAGTCTGAAATAAGTAAAACATTTGCCTTGATTGCAAGGGAATCTGAGACGACCAAGAACAAGCTATCAAGGGATGTTGTTGAATTATCGAGACAGTATGGCATTGCTGCAAAAGAGATAGCATCTGCATTATATGAGATTGTCTCTGCACAGGTTCCACTGAAAGACGCCACAAAGGTACTTGAGCAATCAATTAAGCTGTCAATTGGTGGTGGTGGAGACCTGCAAACTGCGGCAAAGTCTCTTGTTCAGATTGCAAATTCTTACGGTGAAGGCTTTGCACAAGTAGCAAGGATTTCTGATGTTGCATTCCAAACAGTTAAGTATGGTCAATTGACAATGCAACAATACACTGAGGAGATGCAGAAAGTTATATCCACCGCTGCAATATTTAAGATTAGCCAAGAAGAAATCTCTGCTGCCATAGCAACAATGACAATCAATGGCATAGGAGCAAGCCAAGCATTTACTGCATTAAATCAAATGTTAATGCAGATAGCAAACCCAACACAAAAGGCAACAAGCCTAATGGAACAACTTGGTATATCCTTGACAATAAAAGACATACAGGAAAAGGGTCTTGGATATGCGCTTGAGGAATTGTTGCCACTACTAAATGCCACAGACCAAGCTGGAAGAGAACTTATATCAATTCTATTTAAGTCGAGAACTGGATTTAAGGCTGTAGCGAGCATACTGCAAAACCTTGATGAGTATGGCGAAAATTATATGAGAATGCTTGATTCTGCTGGGGCTACACAAAAAGCATTTTCTGAAAGAAGTAAAACTGTTGAAATGGCAATGAACAGGATGAAAACATCTTGGGATGCGTTGCTTATGTCTTTTACTTCTGGAAACAACGACAAAATAATAGGTGTATTTGATACACTTAGAAAAACTATTGACCTGCTGGCAAAGAATACAACTATACTAATTGCATCTGTAACCTTGCTTGGCGTTAGACTTGGTGTAATGGGTCTAAGCAGAATAATTCATGGTGCTATTACAGGAATGAAGGCTCTGTATGTGGCTATGAATGTCGCAATACTAAAAATGAAGGGCATGGGTGCTGAGGCAAAAGTTTTGTCTGCAACAATGACAACCATGTGGGCTAAGGTAACACTTGGCATCAGTTTGGTTATTGAAGCAATTGTTGCACTGGGGTTTGCGTTTGCAAGCATGGCAAAAAAGGCTAAGGATAAAGTACTTGATGTAGCGTTTGGCATTAATGAAACAAAAACTGAAATAATTGAAACAAATGCTGAAGTTGAAAAACTTAATGCAGAGATGTCAAAAATATCAAGCGTTATCAAGATGGCAAACGCCTATGAACAACTGGCAAAGAAACAAAACAAAAGCAATCAAGAAATAGAAAGAATGAATAAATTGTGGGGCAACGTAACCAAGGTAATGGCTGAGTCTGGAATTGAGTTCAAGAAAACGAGTAACTCTATACTAAATGCAGCCAATGCAGTAACTGCTCTAAATAATAAAATGGCTGAAATAAAAAAGTTAAGTGCGTCAAGAGATATAGAGTTGGCTGCACTTAATGTCGTAACATCAGCAAGGGAACGCCCAGTTGCGTCACGCATAAACAGTAAGCAATATACAAATATGATTGTTGAAAAACAGCGTAATGGTACATCCCAATATGATGATATGATAAAAGAATTTGCTCTTGCCCAAGATCAACAAAACTTTATACAAGACGTTAAAGAAGTAAAAGAATTAATTAGAGAAGGTCTTGCTGGTGTAGCTATTAAAGTTGCAGAAGGATACATGAAGGGTTATGACAAATACTTCAAGAACTATTCCAAGATGATTGAGGATGCAGATGATAAGAAAAGTATAAAGAACATAGAAAATGTACTTGAAACATTAACAAATGCTCAAAGCGTAATGACATCGGTATTGAAGTTTGGATATGACCAACAATTATCAAATATTGACTTAGATGAGGTCGTTGACACAGGGAAGCCAAGCGAAAAGTCATTCTTATCACAGACGTCATCAATTCTGTCAAGCATGTTTGGTGAAATAATTTACAAAGATGTTGAGTCTCTTCGTGAATCTATTGGTAAGCGTGTTCAGGATATTCGTGATGAAATGAAATCACACAAAGGCATTGTGACAGACAAGAAAGAAACTGATGCATTGCTAAAACAAATTGAAAATATGAGTAACATTGATTTGTTTGTCCAGTTAGTCAGCGAGGGCGACAAGGCTATCTCGACATTCCTTGCATCAGCTAAATCGTTTAGAAAAGCTGGTGATACTGAATCTTACGACAAGTATATGGAACTGGCAAACAATGCTTTTGAATCATACAACGAAGCCATACAAAGCATATCAGAACTATCCGTTGATGAGATTGTGTCAAGGACTGGGGCAAAACCTGAAGATGTTGAGAATACAATAAGGGAATTGAAAAAAGCTGCCGTTGAAAATGTTTACAAATTACTTGATGGATATAAGGATGTGTTTACCCCAAAAGAGTATGCAAGTATTGTATTTAGAACTCTTGGAATCCCAAAGCCAGAAACACTTGAAGATGTTGACAGACTAATTGAATCTCTTGTTGACCAAGACCAAGATGAGTTAAGTGCTGCCGCATCATTAATAAAAGAAACAATGTTAAGTGGGTTTAGGGATTCACTCAATATTATGTTTGATATTTTTGAGCCAAGCGATATATATAAAATTGCGGAGGAAACACTCAGGAAAGCCCTTGAAGATATCCCAAATGCCACAAGGGATCAAATCAATGAAATCATAGACAAGATTATAGAGGAAGCAAAGGCAACTGGTAAGCCATTGACAGACAGGGAAATTAAGAGACTGCGTGGTGATGATACCACTACTGAAGGCTTTGACTGGAAGGGTGTTTTTGGGGTTGCTGATTACAAAACTGCTGGTGATGCTCAGATTGATGTCGCAAAGAAAACGGTATCAGCACTTCAAGATATCTGGTCTTTCTATTGGAACTGGGAGATTGAGAAACTACAAAAGCAACACCAACAGAAGATTGACGAGATGAATGCCCAAAAAGATATTATGCTTGCAAACACGAATATGTCTGAAGAGCAAAAGTCTCTCATTGAAGAAAAATATGCCGAGAGACAAAGATTACTTCAAGAAAAACTTGACCAAGAAATGGCTAAGAGAAAGAAAAAGCAAGCAATATTTGAGGCAACGGTTGATTACGCAAAGGGTCTAATTGGATTGTGGTCTGCTGAACTATCAAAAGGCTTTCGGGGTCTTGCGACTGGACCAGTTCTTGCGGCAATGTTATCTGGGATATTTGCAACGCAAATTGCAATGATTCAAAAACAAAAGTTTGCAAAAGGCGGTCTAACTGGTTCTGGATATGGCTCACCAGATGAAACTGGTTACAAGCCTGCTGGTATTGTGCACGAGGGAGAGCTTGTTATTGATAAGAAAACACTGGATAAGAACTTTAGCCCAATAATGTCAATGTATGAGCACATGAAGTCGGGTGGTAACATGGGTAGCTTTATATCTAAATATATGCTTGGTGGATTGCCCAAGAATAACCTTCAGTCCGCAAGTGGCAGACTTTTTGCACAAGGCGGATATGTCAGTCAGCCAGGCTCATTTGGAAGTATACAAATCAATCTCGGTGGGGCTCGTGTTCTTGACCCTATCGAGCTTAATAAAATTGTTGAAATTGGTGGCAAAAAACGCAGGAGGTTAAATGCTTGAATTAACTGACTATTCAAAGCTTGTGCCGAAGGATAGCTTGACCATTGACGGTGAAAAGCTGGCAGGTATTGATGACTTTACTATAGACGCAAGACGTTGTAAAGCTGAGATAAGACTACTAAATACAAATCAGTCACAGAACCAGGATATTATTGACTTACTCACGGATAAAACGCTCTTGCTTAAAGATGGTATGGAAACAGAAAATGTTTCTGCTATTTTGTTTTCACATGAAAAGGCACGCGAGGCATTTAGCAGGGAAAGACTGTTTTCCATCGATAAATGGTCTGGAAATCACACATGGGATTATGCGGATGGCACTATCGCAGTACAATCAATTGTTTTAAGAAATATATTCTATAATACGCTAAAAAGGCCTATGGTTGGTGGCTCTAATGGAAATGGCGATGATTTCTTTAACAACCTAACTGCAATGTTTGTTGCTGCCATGCTTAATCATTATCCTGAGAGTATAACAACGCCAATTGGAATTGGACACGTTTATCAATATATCAGTGACAGGATGGGATATGCCTGGTCTGAGATTACAGACATATCAAATGCCGTGCTTCCATTCTTGCAATATCATGTTTACGATAGAAATTCAGCATACAAGCAAATTGATAATTTATATGAAACATTATCTATACATTTTGGCACAGGAAATCTAATTGAAGATATTGTTTATATAAATGAAAGCTCTGGTGTAACAACAACTTATAGTGGAAATCAATATGCAGACAACACAAATCCAAATATAGACTCAAAAGCTTGGATGATAGCAGACTTTTTTGCAAGTCTATTTAGTATTGATGATTATAGTTCACTTGTTCTGTCGTATCAACTAAGCGGTATGACCGGACAAAAACTAAACAGACCGACAATTTATTGGCATGATAATGAATATGATATTTCTTCAAATAAAAGTTCATATTATACTCCTTTTTATCAGAACAGGCAAGTTGTGATGGGCGGGGCTGTTGTTACGGAACAAATACTTTATTCAAATATATCTACTTTCATTAAAGCATCAAACTCAATATTCGTTGAGACATGCAGTCCTCGTCAGGAATCTGGATTGCAAATTGGCAAAACTCAAACCAAAACAATGTCCAGCGAGACAGATGGTCAAGTCCCTATCTTAACAGAAAACAAAGAATATATAGATGAATATTGGAACAACTATATTCCTGTTGAAAGAACATATTATATTGAGCCCATTTATTATTTTAACCCAAATTATGATAATGATGTATTTCTACTTTATCTTGACAACATTAGAATAAATGAATTACTTTCAATCCCTGACTCTTTTCTTTTTACAACTGGCTTCATCGAAACTAATTGGATGTATTTTGATTCAATTAAGTGTAAGGAACGTGTTCTGTTGCCCAATGAAGATACTTTTGTTGATAGAATACCAGTGTTTGACATTGAAGATAAATCGCAGGTAGATAATTATGGCTTATACATATATCGTGACTACTTCCAAAAGTATTACACAAAATCGGCATCAAATATTACTGACATATTAGTTCAACTAAAAGACACCTCAA